CCCTATACCTAATTACTGGTTAAGATCTGACGGTAAAGAATGTGGCCTTTTTATACCAGCTTATTATAAATCTGAACAATTTAAAAAAGACGGTAATACTAATTTGTATGATTCTCTTTTTGATATTATAAAGACGAGAGAGAATGATAAGGCTATAAAGGATTCTGCCACATTTGGCATGGATATAATGTGGAATCCTATATATCCAAAAGAATTACTTAGGCCATCACATAGATCTATTATTCCTGTGCAGGAACTATCTGAGCATAGAGAATATATAGTGACAAACGATGTTTTCAAAAAAGTAGCAGCAATAGGTTCCTTTAAGTATGATATGTCAGGTGAAATAAAATTTACACCTGATCTTGAAAAAACTTTAACACCTATACTAGACTGGGGAAGAGATAAAGATTTAGAAGACACTACTGGCGCTTGGATCTTATATGAGGATAGACCTGAGTTTATACCAGAAGGTTTGTATTATGTCTTATATGACCCTTATTCTCAATCAGGAGCTGGTACTTCTTTGCAATCAATTCTTGTGTATAAACACAAATTTAAAGGGCATGGAGACAATTCTTTGGAAGATACTATAGTATGCTCTTATATAGGTAGATTAAGCGATCTAGACAAGTCTTACGAGGAAGTAATAAAAGTAGCTAGATATTTTAATGCAAAGATTTTCCCGGAAATGAATACAATGGGTTTTGCAGAATATATTGTGAGAAAAAACTTACAACATATGATGCAGAGAACTCCTATAAATATTTTAGAGACTATAAAAGGAAGTACACATAAAGCTCACAAATCAAGCCCGTATATTTTTGGGATAAAAGTAAACGAGGCAATGAATATATGGAGTATAAATAAATTGGCGAATTGGTTAACGGAAGTTATTATAGAGGATGAAAATGGATTACCATTAAAAAGAAATTATCAAAAGATAAAAGATTTAAGATTACTTTCAGAATTAATTAATTTTGATTTTGAAAATAAGCAAGACTTTGACTCTGTTTCTGCACTAATGCTATTACCATTTTTATTATCTGATTTAGAAGGTTCAGTTGTAGAAATACCGTATGAGGATGATGACGATCCTTATGCAAAATACAATATAAAACCTGTTATGGAAAAAAATTTAAAAGCTAAAATTAACCAATACTGATGACAAATCTTTATGACGGTAATATAAAACCGACCGCATCTAGGTACGAAAAGGAGAAGAATAACTTTGAGCGTCAAATATCCATTATGGATTATTATGACACTTATTATGGTGACTATAGAGATGATGATAAGTTAAAAAAGTTTGAAATAAATTACGACTTATCTAACGGTCGATTAGATACTTCTTTGTATGAGATAGAGGATTTCTGTATGATTGGTCAGGAGAAAGTGACTATATCAAGAGGAGAAATACCTCATATACCTATTATAGCTCAAGTAGTTAATACTCTTAGAGGTGAACAGCTTTTAAGACCATGGAAACTATCTGTAGAAGACGAATCTCCTTTAAAAGAATCTATACAAAACGAGGAGTATAGAAAGCTTTTTAAGAATTACATACAGACAAATATTATAGCCCCACAAGAACAACAAGCTTATCAAAAACTAAGTTCTGAAATTCAGAACTTAGATACTAGTTTGTTATCCCCAGAAGAGCTACAGCAAATACAGGCGGAAGTAGAACAAAAAGTTCAGGCAGAGGTATCGTTTAATACTCCAGAAGAAATAATGGATTATATGCAAAACCAATACCAAAACCCAATAGCTAGACAAGCCCAAGAGATTATGAATTATTTGGATAAAAAATTCAGGCTTAAAGATATTGAGGTTGAGGGTTTTAGTCATATGGTTCCTACTGGTGAAGAGTATTATTACGTTAATATAGGTGAAAGAGGGTTAGAGTTTGATATGATTCCTCCAGATTCTATAACATACGGTGGACCAGCAGAAGAAGTTTGGGTACAAAATATGGATTGGGCTAAAAGAGAAAGATGGACAACAATAACAGAGATAAGACATAAATATGCTGAAGTATTAAAGTCTGAGCATATGAAAGAGTTGGATAAAATGTATGAACCAAAATTTGGATCTAAACATTATGACAACGATAAGAGTCCTTTGACAAAAAGATACATGTTTGAATTGTCCAGAGATCCAGAAGGAATACAAGAAAAATTTGGAAATCAAGACTATAGAAAAAAAGAGAACTTTAACAATATAGCCTCTGCCTATGCAAATATTCAAGCTAGATGGGGTCTAGATGTAGACTTCTCTGAATTTGCTATTAGAGAAACTCATATAGTTTGGAGAGAGGACAGGTTAATGTACAGAGTGTACAGATTAGAAAATGGTAAAGTAAACAGATATTATTTTGACGAACATTATGTTCCAACAGAAGAAGATCTAGAAGTCAAAAAGATAATCGCACCTGAAATTTGGGAGGGCACAAAGATAGGAACTGAGGATCCTATCTACTTAAACATAAGACCTTTAAGAGGTCAATATTCTTCCAATAATGACCCATATTTTGTACAGCTTCCATATATAGGCAGAAAGTACAATACTTATAGAGGAAGATCTAAAAATCTTGCTATTGTTGATTTAATGAAACAATTCCAAAGAGACATAGATACTGAAATGGCAGCATTAAGAAAAGATCTCGCTACTAACATAGGAAAGGTTTTTGTAATGCTTATGAACTCTAAGCCTCAAAACATGACCTGGAGCACTATGCTACAAATAGCTAAAGATCATAATATATTAATGATTGATCCTGTTCAAAGAGGTTTGAGTGGTGTTGACCCACAATTTATGAGAGAGGTTAATATGTCTAAAATGAGTGAGATTGCCGAAAGGGTAAATCTTATAAAAGAAATGACAAATAATCTTTATCAAGTTGCTGGGTTTAATGCTAATAGAACGGGTCAAGGAGGGCAGTATGCAAATGCCATGAACATACAGACTCAACAACAATCCTCGTATAATCAAACAGAGCCTATGTTTGAGACACACAGGATTATTGTAGAAAAGGCTTGCGACAGGTTGATGAATTTAGCAAGAGTATATTATAAAGATAACCAGGAAGAACTTAGAAATATACTATCTCCAACTTCTTATGCAGAATTAGAATTTGGTTATCCTTTTTGGTATTCTTATTTTAACGTAAGATTAGAAAATTCAGGAAAAGTAGCCAGACAAGTAGAAATGCTAAAGCAATATATGCAAGCATTTATACAAAATGGTATGGAGCCTATTGATGTTGTACATTTGGCTTTAGCTGAAACTAAGAATGATCTTATGGATATTCTATCTAAGATAGACAAAAGACAAAAAGAAGCAGCACAGCAAGCACAGCAATCTCAGTCAGAACAAATGCAACAAGCAATGGCTATGGAAGCAGAGCAAGCTCAAGTTGAAAGAGACTTCAAAATGGCCATTAAGAAAATGGAACTTGATGCTTCTGATATTAGATCTCAAAGAGACTCAGAGAAATTTAGAATTGCTGCTGACGTTGACTCTGACGGCAGGTCAGATCTTCTCGAAGCTAAGATGATAGAAATAGAACAAAGAAAGAAAGAACACGAAGATAAAATGGAATTGGCTAGACAGAAAAACGCAGATACTCAGGTCTCTGCAAGAATCTAAAATACGCCAATTCCCCGATTGAGTAAAATTAATTTTTAAATAACAGCCAATTTTGGCAAAACATGTATTATATTTGCATTTGATATGGACACGACTGTATTAGAAAAAGAAACAAGCGTAGAAACTGCACAAAATAACTCAGAAGATTCTGTAGAGTATAGAGGTGGCGGTTTCAATAAGTGGGGAGTTAACGTAGAGAATAACAGCAAGTCTAGCAGACATTCAGCTTTTCTTGATGAAGAACCATCAGGAGATGATGGATCAGAGCCTCCTATAAATATGGACCCAGGCCAAATAGGCCAAATAGCTTCATCCATAACTCCGACAGAAGAATCTGTTGAAGCAGTTAGTACTCCAGAGAGTAATGAAGAAGTTACCTCATCTGACGAGCCACAAACTGAAAACTTTGCATATTATGTTGCAAAGCAAATGATTCAAGAAGGAGCACTTCCTAATTTTGATGATGTTGATGAAGATATAACTTTTGAAGATATTTATGAAAATTATAAAGTAGTAACTGAAGAAAAAGTAAAGACTCAAGTATTAGGTGAAGTACAAGCTACTTTGCAATCTGCCGGAGTCACAGATGAAAATTTGGTATTATTACAAGCAATACAAAACGGAGTTCCGTTAGATGAGTTATATGAAGTAAATAAATATCAAAAGTATTCTCAGTTTGACGACTCGGCAGATTCTGACTTAAAACTTGAAGTTATAAAAGAGTGGTATAAATCAAGAAATTTATCTGAGAGAGAGATTAATAGAAATCTAGAGGCTATAGAATTATCAGATGAAATAGACACTGAATTTGATGATGCTAAAAACTTCTTCGCCCAAACATTAGAAGAATACCATAAAGCTCAAAGACAAATAGCTTTACAAGAATTAGAACAAAGAAAAGCAATTCAACTTAGAAATGCAGATGTTTTAAATAAAGCTGTAACTCAGGGGGTCTTAGCAAATGAAAGATTAACCTCAGAACAAAGCCAACAACTTCAAAGAGATATATACGAAAGGAATAAAGTGTATAATATTGAAGGACAACAAGTTCCGCTATCTCCATTTGAAGAATTTATGTATTTAATGAATAATGATTTTGAGTTTCAGCTTTTAAACTTTAAAAATTTTAGGTTTAAAAACTCTGAAGCAGAGATGTTAAAAGTACAAGCTCAGGAACAAGCTGACAAAGATTACTTAGAGGCTTTTAAAAAAGCTCAGGGAAAATCAGCGATGAAGGGCTCCTTAAAGAAAAAAACGAATAATACTCAAGATGGTTATACCTCTTATATAAACGAGACTGGAGGTAGGAGCTATGAGTTTTAATAAAACATGACAAAATAACTAAAACTAAAACTTAGAAAAAATGAGCGGAATTAGAACTAAACCGTTTCCATCCAAATATATCGTTGAAGAGCAGTATGCTAATGACGATAAATTGTTTAGCGGTCACTTTAGGTATGAAAACTTGCTACAATCAAAAGGTGGAACAGTACACGATTACACAGACTTAACAGAATTAGCTAGAGGTTTCTACGCTAGAACTTCTGAAACTCTTTCTGAGAATACAGCTCCTTGGTTACAATGGATCAAAGGAACTGGCGGAATGAAAGACGTTACTACTCAGAAAGTTCGTTGGAGACACTACGGTAAGCCAAAGAGAAAATTCATTTCTCAGGGTAACCCAAACACATGTGAATATATTGGAGCAGCTGGCTCTACTTTTAAAGTAATTTTTGATGTAGACCATTTCCAGCCTTCTGATGAATTAGCACCAGTTGAAAACGGACGTGCTAAAATTATTATTGAATCTTACGCTAGAAAAGTAGCCGGTGGTTATCAGTATGATGCTGTTTTAGCAAACCCTGAAACACACTTGCCTAAAGTTTATTTACAAGGAAAATTCTGGACAAGAGCAGGTCAATCTTCTGCATATTTATCTCCTATTACAGGACGTGCAGGTAGCTTCTCTTTCAGCTCAGGTTTTGCTTATATCGAATTTGAAGTTCCTTTACACACTATGACTAAGGAGTTCTCTGTAGACATGGAGACACACCTTAAAGAAGGTTCTTTGAAAGTTGGTTGTAAGTATGACGATAATGTAATCGAAGAGAAAATTACAAATAGACTTGAGATCGAGTTTGATGCGGCTTTTGAAAAAGAAATGGAGCACATCCTCGTTCACGGAGAAATGACAAACAACAGGGTTGATCCTGTTAATAGAAAGCCTATTACAACTTCTCCTGGTCTTTACGCATATTTGGAAGAATCCAATATTATTAAGTATAATCCATTTGTCAACAGCGTTGACATGATCATGGACCTTATCCAAGTTTACTGGTACGACCGTGTACCTACAAGCAAGAGAAATCTTGTATTGATGACTGGAGAAGCTGGTCTTAAATTGTTCCACAACTGGTTGGTTGAGAAGTTCGGATCTATGCCTGTAGAAATTGAGCACAACTTCGTACTCGATTCTTCTAAGTCACATGACATGGCTAAGAGAGGATTTGCTCTTGGTGGATTCCAATTTACAAAGTACCACGTACAGCCATTTGGTAGCGTTACAGTAGGTCACTGGCCAATGCTTGATGACACATTGTTTGATGCTAAGACAATGCCTGGAAGTATCTATACAGTTCGTTCTCACGAGTTCATCGCTATGGACTGGGGAATGGGCGAGCCAAACGTAACTCTATTAAAGAATACTCAGAGAGATAGAGATTTGATCGTACCTGGTTACTGGTCTCCTTGGGGTGCAGTTGGTTTAAAGAACCCTTACTTCAAGACTGTTGGTCAACCTGAATTAGAAGATACTTATTTAGTTCGTAAGAGTAGAACTTTCGGTCTTGCGGTTATGGATGTATCTAGAATCTTATTGTTCAGACCTTCTGTAGGATAATAAAAATTATTATATAACTTTAAAATAAAGGTGGAGGCTTAACGGCCTCCACCATTTTTAGCTATGAAAACAATGAAGAAAATTACATCTGCTACCACTAAGATGAAATCTGGCGGTAAAGTTAAAAAAATGCAATCTGGCGGTGAGGCTGTTTTGGTAAAATCTGCACCAAAAGATATGTCTTTGAAGAATTATGTAAATTCTCAAAAGAATAAGACTGCAAAAGATAAACTTAAAGATGCACAATCATCTAAAAAGATGATGAACGGTGGTTACGGAAAAAAGAAAATGAAATAGTATGAAAGCTAAAGGACCTTGCAAACCTTGTGGAAGACCAAGGTAAGCTAACTTAATTAAATAAAAAATCAAAAAGGGGAATGGAAACATTAATAGTAAGAAGAAAAAGCGATCTAAGTAAACTCAAGACTTCTGATGAAATTTATTATCAGGATTCAAAAGATTATACTAAAGATGGCGAAGCGATTGATACATTTAGTAAAAACAGTCAATCTGTAATTGGCACAATGTCTAATTTGACACCTCACTGGGACTACACTAAAAATGAGTGGTCTTTTTATGGAGGATTTCAATCTCTTTTAGAAATTGCTAAAAAATTGCAGCTAAGAGGTCAAAATAACGAACTACTTCTACCTACTGAGTATTCTTTAAAAAATCCAAATGATCCTTTCTTTGCTCATAAAAGTTTGTGGCAAAGTACATTCATGGAGGAAGGATCTAAGTATTTGACAGAAGAAACTCCTTTAGAGGAGTTCTATATGCGAGTTCTAAAAGGAAGAGAAGACATTGAGCAGCCAGATAGAGAGCCAGGAGAGCAATCAGCTTTTTTAACATCTGGTTCAAAGTTGGAGATTTTATCCCCAAGGGCTGAGTTAAAAGTACAATCAAATAAAATTGACGAGGAAGTAGAAGCTATTCTATTGTACGATTCATTAAGAAAGAATTTTGATAAGATGAAGAGGATTGTGTCTATTGCAGATCCACCATCTTATGATGAATCTTATAATGACCCAGTAGCCATGGCGGCTTTGTTAAAACACGAATTAGTTGACAATACTCAATACGTCACTAAATACGGGATGGAAGCTAGAAAATATTTTATGCATTTATGCAATTTGCCAAATGAAGATTTGGAAGTATATAGCAAAGTATTAAGAGCGGCTCAAGACGGTATTATTAGACGAAATAGTAAATCTGGGTATACAATGAAGGGTGAGTTATTAGCCGAAGGTTCTATCAGGGATGACAAGAAATTAGTAGAATTTTTCCAAAAAGACGAAAATATTTCATATTACTCCAAATTGGAGGATTTAATAGCAAATAAATAAATATGCCTATTAGCGCCAGAAAGCTTGTTTACGATACAGTTAGAAAACTAAATGGTTTAAATACTGGAATGGGGCAGTCTTTCAGCGTGTTAGACTTGGTCAGCGCTATTAATGATGCTTATGAAATTATTGTAGAAAATAATGTAAAGTTTACTGACACCAACTCTTTAATTAGGGACAATCTCAGAAAGCTTGAAATAAAAAATTACGAATTAGATTTATCTAACAAAGGTAATTACTATTTCGCAAAGTACCCGGACAATCTGTATAAAAGATTAAACCACGTAGCAGAAGTAACTTGTAAAGATTGTGATGGAACAAAAATTATAGTTCCAAGATTAGTACAGTCTGATGATTTACATGAAGCTAGAAAAAACCCATATAGAAAAGCTAATTATTATTGGGAACAATTAATAATGGATGAAGGTGGTGAGGGGTTATTTATTTATACTGACGGGGAAATGGAAGTAACTAAATTAACTATAGACTATTATAGACGTATAAACTACATAGAAGCACCTAGCTTGGTAGAATGCAATGACTATGTTTATTTGAATTATGATGACAACCTCATTTCCAATGATGTTAATTTTGATTTAGATAATACATATATAGCAAGGAAGGTAACTGATGTCGCTGTATTATTATTAAGAACTGATATTAAAGATACAGAAGCCTTCAGACTAAAGTTAGAAAGCATAATGCAAACAGACAAAATAACTTAAACTAAAAAAACTTAAAAAATGAGTTCAGAAAAAAAGCGAAATCAAAAGACACCTAGTTACTTCCGGTAACTTTGCGTTCGTTGCAACAGGTACTCCATTATATAAACTTGTTAAGACTGGAGAGAAGTTCAAGAAGTACTATAATGTAGCCCCAGGTCAACCAGTTATGTGGGTTGAGGATACAGATTGCGGGGATATTCCTGATACAATTGCACCAGCAAACTTAACACTTGCTGACTTAGCTAATATCAAAATTGGTGTTGGTTACTCTTCACAAGGTAATGGCATGACTGATGCTATTAGACTTTTGTCACCTGTGAATATCCAAGGTTGTACAATCGACAAATTGGATGCTACTGATGCACAATGTGCAGTTCCTTGGATTAAGGCAGTTTATCCTGATTGCGTTAGCTGCGATACAGTTAGTGCCCGTGTTAGGGTTTACGACAACCAAAGTATTTCTTTCTCAGACCATCCGTTGAAAGCATACCAAGAATTTGTTGGATCTTACACTCCTGATTGCTCTTCTTGCAACGACTGTGAGCAGACAGCTACTTGCGATGAAATCGTTTGCGGTTTGGTTGATGCATTGAATAATGACACAGACCTTCGTATTGAAGGGGATCCATATCCACACTATTACAACACAGGTTTGGTTCGTCCTTACACTGCGTTTAAAATTCACAACACTTGGAAATCTTACTGTATTTCCCCATCTATTGGTGCTGATTGTACTGAGTGTAATTCAATTTCTGCATTGACTACATTTACAATTGATGGTGACAATTATAACTTCGATTTAACAGACCCATCAACATCTGGCGAAACACTCCAAACTTTGGTTGGTCAGTTAGAAGTTGCTGTTGACTTAATTAACGAGAAATTTACAGAAGTTTTAGGTCGTCATGCTGGTAAGGCATTCCTCTCTAAAGGAGAAGGTAAGTGCTGCCCATTGCAGTTGTTTGTTACTACTTGTGACAGCACATTTGCTATTGCAGGTTTAACTCAGTGCCAAGATGCAGTTGACCAATGGCCTGATTTCGTAACTAGCGGTTACTGCAAGCAGTGTGGTTCTACTGAAGATACTACTACTCCTAACTGCGGTATTGGTGTTTTCGTTAAGCCTGATGTTGAGCCTTGCAATTGCTGGGAATTAAACCAGCCTAAGCAGTTCAACAGCCGTTGGATTGAAATCGACATCTTGTCCGGAACTGGTAACGATAATACACCTAAGTACACTAAAAAGGCTACACTTCTTGAAGGTCAAGTTGCGAGCAACTACGGATCACAGATTCAGTACCTTGAGTACGCACACAACATCGATGCTATCGGATTTGAAGGTTTCGATTATGAAATCGGAAATGAAGTAGCCGGATGGTTGGGAGTTCCTAATAAGAGGTCCAGAATTAGAAAAGCAATTACAGCAGACTGCGAAAAGTCATACTGTACTTATTATATGAGACATAAAGGCCAGACTGAAAAAGGTCCATTGAAGACATTCATCAATCTTTATATTGACGGATTCATTCACGTACCTGAGAATGACTTTACTACGAAGACAAGCATTAATGCCTTGTTCGACAAATTCGTTGACTTGGTTCCTCAAGAATGTAAAGTTCTTACAAGCGCTAGCTGCTACGTAGACTAAATAAATCCGTCCTTGAAGACGGCTTCCTTACCCCAATCCCAATTGATTTTTACAGGGGCCTAACCAGCCCCTGTTTTTTAGAAAAAAAAATACATGAAGTAAAATGAACAATATAAAATTAACAGGAAATTCAAAACTCCTAAAAAAGACAAAATCTAAGATCAATCCTAGAGAATTATCTCTTGCGCTGGCCGAAGCCACTGAATGTGGTAACGGCCTTAATCCGTTGAAGGGATATATTGTTCTTCCTAATTTTAATTCATCTTCAGGAGATGTTGACAATAGAGTAGCATTATATATTGTAGATGGAGAATTAGTAATTGAGCCAATCGAAGATGCAAAAGCAGCTATTTCTGCTTTCTGCTCAAACTCTTTAGTTAGCGCTACTGGAGCGTCTATATCAGGATGCTTAACTGGACAAAATTTAACAGTAGGCGGGACTAGACAATTAACAGCTTCAGTAACTCCTTCCACTGCGTTACAAACTGGTACTTGGACAACATCTAACGCGGGTAGAGCGACAGTTAACTCATCTGGATTAGTAACAGCTGTTGCAGCCGGTTCCGTGACAATTACGTTTACTTCTACTGATGGAGGATTTACGGCTACTTGCGCTATTACTGTGGTTGCTCCATTATAATTTTATAATAAAAATATAATAACATGACTAATGCTAATTGCTCCTGTATAAAAAGGGAGGATCAATCATTTGATTTCATAATCAATACTTATGATTGCAGAAGCTTAGTTATTACTGATTTAACAAATTGGATGATAGGTGATGGTTACGTTTTGCCAACAACGCACAACGTAACCGTTACCTTACCAACTCAATCAAAAGTAGATATAAAAATTATACCTAACTCAGTAACAAGTGTTAGCGCAAATACATTAGGTTTTGGCGAATGTCTAAAAGACGGTATATACGGCTTTTATACAGAGAGTTGCGGGTATAATTATAGTAAAGTAAAAGCTGTTGTCTGTACACTTAGGTGTAAATTAGATAATTATATATCTAAGGCAATGGATAAAGAAGATTGGGATAACATAACAAGAATCTCTAACCTTATCGATTTAATAGAAATCGATGCAGAAATGGGCAATGAAATAAATGCTAAAGAAATGTTTAAGATTGTGGATAAGGAACTTGATAAACATTCTTGCACTTGCTATTGCAGGTAATTTTAAATTTAAAGTAAAAAATAGAATGGCAAATATATATTCATGTTGCAATTGTTTTGGCAACTCTTTGACATTGAACAACAACTGTAATCCAACCTCAACTAGTGAATGTGGGGGTTGTTTGACTTTAGGTCATATTATGGTTGGGTGTGAAAATAGCATCGCTCCATGCGATACCGAAAGCACATTAAAAGTGCCATTCGATTGTTTTTGTTTTCCTTGCGACAACCCACAATTTAAGATAACTAACCTAAGCAAAATAAAGTACGCAACTGTAGTGTCAATTGATAAAACAGGTGTGACTATTCAACCTGATGGAACCGGAAAAGCCAACTCTAAAGTAGAGATTGAATTTTTTGCTATGTGTTCTGACGGGTGTGATGTAAAATCTGATTACGGTAGTGTTAGTATTTATCTTAGAGATATTTGCAAAGGTGTTATTTGTGAGGATGGATATAAGTGCAATGATTGCACTGGAGACTGCGACCAAGTAACTATAGATTTATCAGGACAAAGGCCGGTCGAAGAAACTGAAGAAAATACTAGCGGTTTTATACTATAAAAAATAAAAGACAAAATGCCAAATTATACATCCCCATCACCAGCAAATGTAGCCCTTAACGGAAACCAAACTACTTGGTGGATTCCGGCTAAAAATAACAGCACAATTACTGTTACTAACGTAATTGTTACTATTACAGTTGCGCCTACTAGTGGGTTACAACTTTTAACTTTCCAACCAGAAGTCGGCACATTTAATCCAACTACAGGTATTTGGAATATAGGAACTCTTTTACCAGGGTCTACAAAATGGCTTAAACTTGTTACTTCTGTAGCAGATATTGGATTAGCTCCTTTCACAGTTACATCTGTAATTAGCGGAAATGGGGTTGATTCAAATGCATTAAACAATACATTAGTTCAGACTGTAACATCTGTTGTTACTTCTGCTACAGCAGGAGCTATAGATGATCCGCATTCTTGCTCTTGTGTTAATGTGGCGGAGAACGACACTCCGTGTAACTTAGGAACAACTACTTATGTTCTCAATGAGCCTAGCATTACTAACTCTACAGAATACTGGTGGGATGATGCTACAGGGCAGGGTAAATTTATCCCTGTAGACCCAAAAGTAGATATTACTTTTGAATACAGTATTTGGTGTAATGATGGATCCGGAGCTGTAGAAATAAGCGGACCTGCATTAGTTACAATAGATAAATTATTTTCTGATGTATCCTCTTTTGATCATACAATCTCAACTGTACCATATTCGGCATTATGCCCGCAAGAAATTTCTGTTTTATCTGCACAATACCCAACATTAGATTTAAGTAAATATTGTTGGAGAATTCTTAAAAATGTATTAGGAGACGCAACTTCAGGTGAACCTGTAGATTGTGATGAAGCTATTGATACTAGGACATTTTTTATTTGTTCAGAAATAGATTGCAATACACCAGAACAACCTTGTCCGTGTCCTACAGATGAATTACCAGCAGACATACCATCTCAATTACCTGTCGGTTACGAAGCAGAAAAAGGAGACACAGTAGTTATATACCATCCAAATGCAATGTCTGTTTGGACTTATGATGGAACATTGTGGAATAAGTGGTCTTGTGGATGTATTTATAAAATATCTCAAGACGAAGATAATGATTTAACTTTAGGCTCAGATGGAGCTCCTTATTTTGATTTATCTTCAATGACAGAAATTATTGAATTGCAAGATAAGGTAGTTACAAGTATAGCCTTTACAGGTACAAGCACAAAAACACTTACTCTTACATTCGATGATGGTTCTACATTAACAGCAAATTTTGCGGAT